GGTTTGCTTCCTCAGCGCCAAACGTCTTATAGAGCAACCAGCAGACAAAAGTCATGCACCATGGCTGCCCGTTCGGGTGACCATATCCGGCATTCCGCAGCTCATAGGCATACTTTGTATAGTTGTCGGCTCCGGCAAACTTTGTTTTCTGGTACAGGCAGTCAGATCCGTACAGGCTGAACGCCTCCCGGCTTTTCTCAAGGTATCCGATCTCGGACTGCGCCAGCTGCAGCACTTCCTTTTTCCCAGGCATCACTTGCCCCCGTTCTGTGAATCATAAACGCTCTTGGCGATGGTCACCAGAGCGCCACAGAGGACATCGAGCGCAATAAAGGTCTGCTGGATCTGCTGGCCGTACTGGATGCCCCAGATGTCGAAAAAGGTGCTGACAAAGGTTCCGATCGGAAGCACCAGGAGCGCGATCAACTTCAATGCGTCATATGTTTTGTTACTCATCATCGTTCTTATCCTCCTTCTCCGGCATCCGCAAGATTTTTTGATACAATTCCGTGGCGACATCATTGCCGCCTAAGTTGTGGTACGCTGCATACACCGTCTTCACCGACTCTTTGGCGTAGATCGGACAGAATCCTTTATCAGAATAGTGATTGTAATTACTTACAATCGACTCCCTCAAAAGGCTCTGCACGCCCTCGGCAATCGCCGCATTTTTCGCCTGTTCCATCTTTAACCTGGCAGCGATGCCGCGATAGAGCCATGCAAGCACCGACACTGCTGCCGCAAAAAGCCACTGGATCCAGTGAGCAGCGACAAAAGCAATGATATCGTCCATTCTAATTTCTCCAAATGAAATACCCCGACTCGGAAGCCGGGGCTGTTTACGTTGTTTCTAGATGTAGTTGCAAAGTTAGTTGCAAGATAATTGCAAGCTACTGATTTAAAAGTGCCTTTAAGTTAGAATCCGTCATCATCAAGGACGATTCCAACATTCATTTGTCTCGGTTTAAAATTGTGACAATCAAATCCACACTCATCACATGGATAGCCAAACGGCGAATTGTTTGCATATTCGCAATAACAGCACGGCGCATCAATATCGTCTTCAACTGTCATGATAATATCTCCTGCCGCCTTTTATACAGTTGAAATCGCATTAGACTCCACAACATCAACTCCCAGATCAAACAGAGCATCTATCTCAGATTGCGTATTTCCGATGAAGCTTATCACTGGATACCCCGTTGCATGGGCTGTCTTTACTATCTCCTCTGTAACCGCTGTGGATTCTATCGCAAGTCCCATCTTAAGGAAATTCGCCTCTGTTTGCTGTTTTGCAACATTGTTTGTCGCAAATACAACTTTTACGCAGGTGACATCAGGCAGATATCGGTTAAAATACGACACCTGAGTGCTTGCATTACAAAGGATTAAGCACGATTTCTGCATTCCGCATGACTGAATCTCGCTTGCCATCGCACTTATATGCGACTGATTAAACCCAGATGATACATCAAGGATTGCGACACACCCATATTTTCGGCATACCTTTAGATATTCGCTGAATGATGGGATTTTTAAATTCGGATATTGAGATATATTGCTCCCTGCATCAATGGTCAACGCTTCCACCTCTGCCAGTGTTTTTGTTGATAAGGCTCCACTTCCATCCGTCATCCGATCAACAGTATCATCATGGAAGCAAACAAGATAGCCATCACTTGTGATCCTTACATCAGTTTCTATACCCCAAGCACCGCCCTGTCCTGCAAGTTGGAATGCGGGAATGGTGTTTTCGGGTGCTTGTGCCATAAATCCACGATGCATGACGATGCGCCTTTTTGCAGGAATCAGGTTAGGGTCATACAGATTTTTGACCTTTTCTGATGCATAATAGGGCATTTGCTTTTTGATCTTAGGTATATTATCGCGCCATTTGCAGAAAAAGAGAGACCCAAGCGGATATATGTATCCATTCTGATCTGTATCTGTAAGGTTTGCTATGATAAATTGATAATCCCCGTCTTCCTGTATGACATAATCGGCTGTTTTCCATGAAAAATCCTTGTATGTTCCGTCAGTCAGTTTGGCAACGACCGAAATTCTGGCATCTGTATAGTCAGTTAGCCCAACTATGTCTCCTTTTTTAAGCTCAAACCAGTAATTAGAATAGGTTCTGATTCTATTAGCGTTTCCCACATAGGTAAATCCAGTCGGTGATACGTTAATTGACCCCAATTGAAAAGACAGTCTAATGTCCTCATCCGTAATAAATCTGGATTGGTTATTTCCACCAAGTTCATCCGAAACGATATATACTTTTGGAGTGATGCCAGAATGCCACGAAAATCCAACATATCCATCATAGACCGCCGTGTAGGTATAATCATGCTTAGATGCATCCAAAGACATGACTACTGGCTTTCTGCTCTCGCCTTGGCTATCGCACAGATATATCATGGCAACAGTTGTGCTATATCCTCTTCCAACGAAATGCACTGTATCCCCTGCTTTAATGGGTGTCGCAGTTGCGGTATACCGAAAGGCCGAGCCGTTTGACAGACCGCCGTTTGCATTAACATACTTTCCAGATGTGGCATCCAGAGTGATGTCTGTCATTTCAATAGCGTTCTTTAACTCAGTGATATCGGTTCTGTTCGTCTCGATCTGAGTTGCCGCCGCCGCAATATCTTGTGCTGCCCGGTCTGCCGCTGTAGCGCTGGCTGCTGCCTGTGCGGCACTTGTAGATGCTGCCGAAGCAGACCCGGCTGCTGCCGTTTCGCTTGTTCCAGCATTCGCTGCAGCTGTTGCAGCGCTTGTAGCACTGGATGCCGCATTTGTTTCAGATCCGGCTGCCGCTGTTGCGCTGTTCGCTGCGTTCGTTTCGCTGGTATGAGCTGCCGAAGCAGATTCCGCTGAGTCTGTTGCACTGTCTGCCGCAGCACCGGCAGATGCCGCAGCATTGGCAGCGTATCCGGCCGCCTCTGTCGCGGAACCAGCTGCATTCGTTGCAGAGACCGCCGCCTGTGTAGCGCTGTCTCCGGCAGCATCCGCGCTCTCAGATGCGTCCTGTGCAATCTCTCGCATTTGGTCGATATAGTCCTCAATCGGATCAGGCACGTCCCCGCCACCCAGAGATGCAGCAATGCTGGTACGCCATACGATAGTTTTGACGATGACATCATCGACATAATACCGCAGTTCAAGACCGCCATATCCGCTGATCGCGGTTTCTGTGGTTGTCAAATTTAAAATCGCCGTGTTGCCGTCCTGTTCCTTGTTCACGGCAATATATACGGTCGATTCATTCGGCCGCCGGATGACCCACTCGAAGGAACCAGCGCCGAATTCTGCAATTAAAGCAGAAATGTCGAACATGACACGGCGTGCCAGGTTCTCGCCTTTGCGGCCGAAGGAAACCGTCTTGCACGTTTGGCTTTCATAAATGTTAATGTCAATCATTCGGCAATGTCCTCCCCAAACAATTCACGGTACGCTGCCCGAATGTCGGCGCGATCCGCTTCCGCTGCATCTGCAAGGGATTTCATACCCTTATGGATCAGCCTCGCCCAAATCTTAGCCCTAGCATGTGTCATCGTTTAGCCCTCCTCGGCAATCGCTTCCTGTAACTCAAGGATCTCTTCGTCATGAGTGTTCACCCTGATCTCCAGCTCAGACAGTTCACGAAGTCCAAATTCAACAAGTACAGTTCCGTTCTCCAATGTAGTCCGACTCGGCTGGTCAATGATAACAAGATTGTTATAGACTCCGGCCGGAAGTCCGTTAACAAGGAACTCAATATGTGTAAGGTTTTCCGGCGTGATAAGTTCGCAGATTGCCAACGCCTCCGGATCATTCGGGGCAATGTGTTCAATGTGGCCTAACGATGCACCCGGTTCAATAGGGATTCGTGTTCCGTTATTCAATCTTAATTCATCCATTATTCGCCCCTCCTTACATCATGGTTTTGTAGTATGCGCCATTGATGGTATATGTTCCGGCCGGCCATGATCCGCTGTTTCGAATTCGCCCGTTTGCGTTCATGTAACATGAATAAGAACTGCCGCCGCTGCTGCAATTCAGATACCGCGTTGCATCAGGCCGGAACGATGTTCCGATGATCGCAAGATCCGTGTTGGTGGCAAACGTCTCTGCAATAGTCAAGGCGATATTCACCGCTACCATATCGCCAACAGCTCCGACTGAATGCACAGCGCCGACCGTTACGCCCTCGGCTGCCGTGATCTGACCGTACGATCCCGTGATCTTGTCGTTCAGCGTTTTGCCTTGTCTGGCATCTAAAGCATATCCGGCCTCTGTTGTTGTAAGGTTGTTGGCAACGTTCGCTGTGTTTAGCTTATCATTGAGTGCGGCAATCACATCTGCAAAAAATTTGACGATTTTACCGAACGCTGTGCTTCCGGTATCTCCGACCTGAGGCGATGGGAAGCTGGCTGTGCTTGTCGTGATGGCGTCGAGCGTAAGGCCGCCCATCGTTGTCGTAGCTTCGCCGGGCTTGCCCTGCGGAATCACAAAGTCGAGCACCGCCGCGCTCTCCGTGCCGCTGTTGGTGACGCTTGCCGGGCTGCCGTATGTGGTTGTTGTAACAGAACCCACATTGACCGTTGCAGCGGTTCCTGTTGCGCCTGTCGCGCCTGTCGCGCCGGTATCGCCCTGCGGTCCTTTGATGTTGCCAATATAAATGTCAGCCATGTTACGCTCCTTCCGGGATCACATAGAATAAATCCCCCGTATCGCTATCATATCTAAAGTTTGATGCCGTGAGCTCGTTGCCGTTACAATGGGCCCACAGATCGCCATTTGCATCAACCGACATTGTGAACATGCCGGATATTGGAGTTATTACGCCGCTCGCGCCCTGTGCGCCGCGCGGAATGCCGAACGTGATCACGCCGGTGCTTCTGTTAAACGATGCCGTTGCACTCGATCCGGGTGCCAGCGTGGTCGCTGTTGCGCTCAGATCGTCAATGACATCTGCCGCCGCGTTGGCTGCTGCCGCTGCCGCGTTGGCATTCGTTTTGATGGCTTCCAGTGCGTTATACTGGGCCGCAACGTTTGCCGCGTCGGTCGAAGCAGATGCTGCAGATGCAGCCGCCGAAGTAGCCGATGCCGATGCATTGGCCGCTTCGGTCGCTACCGTCTCCGCATATTCATCGATTTCTGCAGCAATCTCCGCAGCACGTTCGATCAGAGGCAGCACTGTCTCGGAGATCGTGCCGTCATCCAGTGCCGTCGGTTCGACTCGCAAGATAAAGTTCAGGGTTCCGACCGTCTGCCCGGATCTTGTCAGGCGAAGCTCACAGCGCACATCTCCGGCAACGGCAGCCATCTGCTTGTATACATTGACCGTGACCGTGTTTCCTGTATAGCCCGCTGCTGAATAGCTGAAGCCAGTGCCATCTGGCTTTGTACCGTTCACAAGGATTGATGTGCCGGATGGTATCGTATACGGCGTTGCGTCGTTGTAAAGCTTGAAGATAATCGCGCCGGTCTGTTCATCAAATTGCGATGCATATACCACCGGCTGGACGCCATGCGGTATCATGTTAAGGTTTAATGTCTGTGTGGTCATTTCACTCCCCCGTTTAGTATGGTGATGAATCCCAGTCAGTTAACAGACCATCGTCAAATTCAAGGTCAACGGATCTTGTCGGATCGATGGTGATGTTGGCAGTCACGCCGCTACCGCCTCCGCTGATGTCGTCGATCTGTTCCTGTAGATCAGCAATGGCTGACCAAAGCTCGTCGATATCACTGGAACCGCTTCCTGGCTGGATGCCGGTTATCACGCCGCGCAGAATGGTGAACACGGTGCCGTCATCAAACGTAAACGTACCGTTGTAGCATGTCCGTCCGTTCAATGTCCGATAAGCAAGGTTCTGCGTGCTGACCTCGTTGTATGTGATATCAGTCGATGTGCCGCGTTCACCGGTGACATTCAGTCCGTTGGAACCCAGCGTGACAACGTTGTTGCTGCCACTCTCACTGATCATGATGCCATCGCCATAGA